GATCGTGGTCATCTGTGGCTGTTGCGAACGGGCTGCAAATAATAACACTTGAAGGTGTAACCCAAGACGCTGCGACAGAGACAGTCACAACATTCGTTTCCTGTCCTGATTGAAAGCCGAAATCAACCTCTGCTTGCGCTGTACTAAACCCCTCTGGAGATATAAGTTGTCCACGGTAGTTTATGAAGTATCCCGCCGTAGTAGAAGACGCCACAAAAACAGGCTTTACGACTTGCCCGACAGTTGAGGGCTGTGTTGAGGTTAGTTCGCCCGGGCTTGACGCAGAAAGAAAATAAACCGTTCCTGCTGTTAGCCCGGACAATCCTGTAACGGCACCGCCGGTTGTTAGGGAGAAGGTATTTACATCATCAACCGCTGATACGATACCAACAACCTCAGCACTCACTACATCATCGGCTAGAGCCAGTGTATACGTGGCACCGTTTAGATAAACCAGATCAGCAACGCTAAATCCGTGAGCGGCTTGCGTGATACTCGACACATTCGCAGAGCCACCGCCCCCGGCAGATACAAGAGGGTTTCCGCTTGTACCGTCACCGGTAATGGTAACGCCGTCAGTAAACACGCCGCCGATGTCGTCTATGTCCAGAACGACAACGCCAGTTTGACCGTTAACGCTATCTACTGCGCCACCGCCACCACCTTGATTGCCTGCAACACCTCTTAACATTAAAGTTCAGATGCCTTTTCTCTTAAGAGGATTTTCTCAGCACGAACGTCTAAAGCCGCTTCAACTTCTACAAGTTTAGCGTTTTTCTTTTCGTAATCTGCTTTCAGCTTATCAACCGCAGCTTGGTCAGCTTCTAGCTTTTTGCGAATTTCTTCGTTTTTAGCTGCAAAGCGGGCTTGTGCTTCGGTTTCTGATCTGTGCTTTTCAAGAGATACGGACAAAGACAATTTACGTTTCTCGATATCCTCAAGAGCCGAAGCATTATCAGCCGCCGCATTCTGCAATTGGACTTTTTTCTTTTCCAGTTCTGCCGCAAGTTTCTCGTTGGCTTCAAACAATCCACGTGCTTCCTTGGCCCTAGCTTCCTCAGCGTCAGTCAAAGCAAGTTGCTTGCGGTATTCCTCTTGTGCTTTTGCGATAGCCTTAGGATCTTTCACAATCTCAGCCAGTAAGGCCAGATTATCCAGATCCTCTACTACTTTACCGAATGTTGCTCTGTTGCTCATCTTATTCTCCTGCGCCGGGGCTAATGTAAAGGTTTCCTGTTCCTGCGCTTGCTTGAATTGCAGAAACGTAATTGTCTCCAATATTCTTCGTGAGGGTAACAATCGCCCCCGCCAGAATGACTTTGCCCGGAAGTGGTGCTGTTGCCGATGTCGGGAATACTGCAGTAGGAGCAGCGTCTTTTCCCGTTACCACAAAAACAGCGGTTGTGCTGTTGTTTGAGATAATCAGAGATGACTGATTTGCGTCCTGTGGGTTTAGTGTTGCACTTTTACTAGTCGCGTCAATCGCGATTGTATAAGTGTTGGTGTTTAAGTTCATAGCTACCATGGTTTTCTCCTATGCTTTGATTTCTACGAGAGTGATTGAGGAAGGGACACGCGCAAACGTGGCGGCGTCAGTGTCTGTCTGCGATCTATTTACAAAGAAAGAACCAGAAGACGGCACCATTCCTTGCATTTTGTAAGTAGTGGCAGATACCGTTGCTGGTGAATCCAGAAAGCACAAAGCAGCGGTTGAAATAAATGATCCACTTGAGCCGAGAGCGCTGATTTGTCCAGAGGCCCTTGTGCGAGAGCTAGCTGCGTCACCAAGAAATAATGGTGTTGCCCCCCTGACTAATTGCATAAAGAAGTTGTTTGTTGTGGCATCGCCTTGCACGTTCACAAAAACCAAAATCTTACTTGTCGCGCTTGATGGCGTGATAGTTGCAGAAAGCCCGGTAATGTCAGTGTATGACGTTGACGATGATGTGAATGTGTCTGTCTTTGTTACTTGGACAACTTGTAGAACCGCACCCGCAGCCGCTGCGATAACACTAGCATCAATCGTTATACCAGAACCCGCAGAAATGTTAGCCGGATCTCCAGCGTCATCATAACCAATTAGCTTGTCAGCAAAAGCAGCGTCACCGTCAAGCTTTGCAAGGGTTACTGCATCATCCTGAATTTTAACAGTCGCAACAGAGTTAGACGCAAGCTGACCCGCTACAATTCCGCCTGTGTAGCACATTGTCCACCATTCATCGCCATCGCAGATAATGATAGCAGATGAGCCTTGTGGCATGACAAGAGTAGCGCCGTTATTGATTGTTTCCGAAGCGTCAGGATCAATCGTTACGTCACCACCTTGAGCAAAGATAGAGAAATAGAAACCCTCTCCGGCAGTTGTGACATCGAGTAAGCTCATCGTCAGTGATGCTGTAGCAATAAAAGCCGTATTAGCGAATACAGAAGTCACTGTCGTGTTAGTGGAAATTTCCATGACGTTTTCACCAAACGCCGTTGAAGCCGTTCCGCCGATGTCATCAACTACAAATATCTGGTTTCCATCAGCGTCAGTCAGGCGGAATTTATAACCACCATCACCCAGCCAAACGTCAGCATAACCAGAGGAATCCAGTTCCACGGGGTTTGTGTTTTGTACATCACCGTCAGCCGTGGTAAATGTGGCTTTAGGCGTTACCGTCCCGGCTTCGTACGTATAAAGGAAACCACCGTTTAGCGGCTCTCCGTTATCATCAAAAGCGCGGTATTTTCCGAGTGGTGCGATTGTGGCCATTTACGGTGTCCCTATCAATTGTTGTACGGTTGGCGCTGGGAGTGACTTTTGAGCGCCCTTTTCAATCATTTTGTTTACCAATGCGGGGTTGCGATTTATCAAAGCCTGACCAGCCCTATTTATTCCAAGACCCGCTGCCGTTGCGCCCATATCAAGAGCGCCCGCGCCGATTGTTCCGGCCATGTATCCTAGTTTCTGCGCTGTATCTGATCCACCAAGTTCAGGAAGTAACTCGCTACCAATACGGGCTAAGTCTCCCAATTCGCCCGCCTTACCACGGGTATATTGGCGGCCATAAATACGTGACACGCGATTTGCTAATTGCGTTGGGCTAATGTTCCCGCCTTTTGCTTTTTGTGCTAATGGCTCAATTGCAAGTAAGTTCTTATATTTATATTTTGCCTGAGATAAAGCTTCTTTTGCTACATCATCGCCCGCTGTCATAACGTCAATAACAGCGTTCTCTAGGTCTTTCAGAAGCTCAACTGTATCTGGGTTGTTGGCTTTTCTTGCCAACCCATTGATATTAGAGCGCAAGAATGAAAGCTTCTCACCCGAAATTGTTCCGTCCGGATTGGCGTTTTTATAAACCCGATCCAATCCTTTTTTGAAATTCTTTACAGCGTCATCTGTGGAATTAATTGCAGCATCATCGAGTATTGCGGCCACGTTATCTGAGAAATTATTATCAAGTACAAAGGTTTTCCCCTTGCCTAGATTGTCAAATTCTGCGCCAACTTGTTTAAAGGCTTTGTCCATTACTTCTGGCGTGATGCGGTTTGCGTCTACACCGAATGATTTTGTAATAGCACGATTAAACGCTTCCATTTGCTTATCACGGAATTTAGCTTGACCGGATAAGGGAAGTTCCTGACTAATCTTTTGAACATTTTTAACGGCACGGCTTGATGTTAGCTCATCAACAGAAACTGGAATTTTGTATTTCTGCGCCAGTTTGCCGACTTCTAACAATCCCTCATCAGCTTTAGGTAATACGGCCCCTACGCCTGCACCAAGCGCAGCGCCAGCAGCAGGAACGGCGGCACCAATAGCACCACCAATAGCAGCGCCTGATTTCGCAGCGTTGATGCGTTCTCCTGCGTCCGCAGCGCCTGCTCCGTAAAGTCCTCCAGATGCGGCACCTGTAACTCCACCGATGCCTGTTTTGGCAAGTAATCTGAGCGCCCGCTGTGCAAGCGGCCCTCCTTTACCCATGCCACTCCCAAGGCTATTCGCAACCATGGCCCCCGGTTTTGTCGATGCTGCTGCTCCACCTGTAACTAAGCCCCCACCTATTTGAGATGCAAGGCTTGTTATTGGCCGTTGCTCTTGTTGATTTCCTAATTGTTCTTTTGATAAAGCCTGTCCTGCGCGATACGCCGAAGGAATAGACTGACCCGTAGCAATAGCCACTGGGATAGCCGCAAGTGCGCTTGTGGCTTCGTCTGCAAAATTAGCCGTTGCCCCCTGCATACCCTGATCGAATACAGTGCGGGCCAATCCGGGCTTAGACGCTGCGGCCTTGGTAATAGGGGCTGCGGTTTGCTTGTAACTACCAATAACGTCATCAATCTGATCGGGTGTTGAACCGTCAGGTAATTCAAGCTTTGTTCCGTCCTCTATTTCAATAATCATTTAACCACCCTGTATTTATTGCCGGATGGCGTAGTTTGGTATTCTGTTGCTCCGTTTGCAGATTTAGGTGCATACGCAGGGCCAGCTTCGCGCTTAAAGCCCTCTAATACGGTTTTCCTGTTTTTAGCTTTCAATTTGATTTTTTCAGCAGAATCGAAAGGCTGTGGGATATATTGCTCTCTTGCGTTCGCAAATTCCTCAGGGCTAATGACTGCTCCTGATTCACGTCTAAGGACAGAGTTAATAAAGTTGCGCTCTGCCTGATCGCCCATTTGGTATTCGTCTGATACTAAAGCGTTGCCAACTAGTGGGGTTTTACTAGCCGTTCTGTTGTATAGAGATTTCTGAGCCTTTTCGACAGGCTTCTGGCCGAAAACTTCCTCAGCTTCTGCGATTCTATCTGCAAACGTAGCCACTTTCCCTTGGCTTTCATTCATAGGCTCAAACTTAGCTTCTTCGCGCTTAATCTGGCCTTCCATTCTGCGCTTTTGTAAATCAATGTCGCCCTTAACCGCAGTCTCTACCCCTACTTGTGTAGCGTTAGGGTTTCCGGCTATTTCACGAGGTTGCAGGGGTGATAAATTCAAACCACCCTGATTAGGTGGCGCGGGCAACGTGTTGCCCATTGGATCGCGTGTATCTCCGGACGCTTGCATAAGGGCTTCAATATCCATAGCAGGCTGTCCAACCGCCGCAGCGTTAGCCTGACGGGCTTGCATGATACGGTCTAGGTCAACACCCATTGGAGCCATAGGCGCTGGCATAGGGCCTTTTGCATTAGACATACCAGCTAAGACGGATTCATCAGCAATTGCAGCATTAGGCGGAACGAAGCCAGTAGAACCAGCAGGGACACCGCCTTTATTCAGCATTCCATATAAAGATTCGTATGGTGATGGATTGGTAACAGCGCGGATATTGCCTTTTTCGTCCGGCTTATATTCTGTCTTACTGCCATCCAACATGCCCTTAGCGCGAACCGCCGCGATTTCCTCGGCAGTTGGCTCGATACCCATAGAGAATTTATAAGCTGCGGCTTCAGCAAGTTTGGTTAAATCTAAACCTTGCTTGTCTTTCTTAAAAGCATCTACAACGCCATTAAGTGTATTGCCGAAAGCATCAGCGTTACGCTGTTTAAGGGCCGCGCCTTGCATGAATATCGAGGGATCTAGGGGCAAGTTATACCTCCCGCATTCTAACGCCAATAGCGTCATAATTCACAGCGTAGAAGCCATCAATCATCTTGACCGCTTCCGGGTTTGTCTTGAGTACTTGCTGAGCCATGACGCCCACGTATCTCTGTGGCTTCCCTTTGTATCTAAAGGCGTAAACCTTGTGGCCATTCTCACGACCCATAGGAATAATGTCTTCTTTAAGGCGCATGTCAGACATAGCGTACAGCTTCGCTCCGGTTCCGGCGATATTCGCAAGGGTGTTAAACATAGAACCCTTGCTTGCTTGATTAGCCTGTTGTGCCGAAGCGATAGAATTACCCATACCAGTGTATAATTCCGTACCTTGGTTAGCGTAATTCTGACCCGCAGCCCCTACTTGGCCCGTTGCCGTCTGGCCGAAGCCTGAGAGCGTAGCCAAGCGGTTAAACAGGTTGCCTTGATCATTGTTATAACGGTTATACGCATTGCCATATTCCTCAGACGCAACGCCCTGCCCGTAAGTCTGCAACGCTTTGACGGCTTCCGGTGAGAAGGTTTTACCTTGTGCATTCAATTGCCTTTCAAGGGCTTTGTTGCCTTCTGCTAAGCGGAATTGATAACCCGGGTCGGCTTCATAGTCATCCATGCCGAATGATTTAGCCAAAGAGCCGTAAGCAGGGTCGGATTCAGCGGCACTTCCAGCCGCAGATTGTGCAGCCAAGGCACGGGCTACGGCTTGATCCAATCCTTGATTGTCTACGGTTTGACCCCCACTTGAGCCGACAACGTTCCATTGCGCGTTAGAAGGCCCGGTTCCGGTGGTTGTATATGTCAGTCCGTTTTTACCTGTAACAAACTTATTATTTCCGACTGTATAGCCACCAGTGGCCTGCATGTCAGGAGTTGTCCAGTTCAGGAAGCTATTATCCTCAACGCCGCCCGCTGGCATTCCCGCTTGGCTTCCTGTGGTATACGAAGGCATATATTCTTGACGGAGTTGCGCTTCTGTCTTATTTCCCGTTGCAGCGTTACCACCTAAACCGAGCAGTTTAGATAGTTGTCCAACCGCCGCTGACCCGGTATTGTACCAAGGCTGCGACATCTGCTTCTGGTCGTTATAAATCTCTTTTTGAAGGTCTAAGCCTTTTTGCCCATATTCGAGCATTGGGCCTGCGTCTGCGCCGCCTTTATCGTCCATCTTTGCACCTGTAAATAGCAGAAATAGCCCACGGCGTAGCGCCTGCGGATCTAATCATTCTTTCATGTTTGGGAATTTCATCTGTCAATTTGTGAGTTCCGATAAAATCTAATTGAAATTTATCGGCCACATCTTGTACGGCCTTGCACATCATCCGCCAAGCCCTAAGGCTTCTATGGTCGGGATGGACGTAAAACATATAGTCACGCAATAGTACCACATCAGAATAATCTGGCATAGTAGTTTTTAACCCAGCAAAACCAATTAGTTCCCCGTTATCTTCTAACAATATGCAAGGTGCGGAGTTATAACCTTTTATAACCGTGTCAAGCGCCTTACTCTCGTTTACCGGGAAAGAATGCTCTTGTATTTCCTTAATTCCCGCCAAATACATAACAAACACTTCTGGCAGATCATCCTTCTCTGCGTAGCGTGTTATCATGTTACTACAGCCCTAGTATCCACTCGCCGCCAATCAACAGAATCGCTAAAGGCGGGAATAGCACCTCCGGCCGCATCAGATACATAAACCAGACACTCCGGAAAATCAGCAGCTAGTGGCAAAGTTGCAACAGTGAATGATTGAAGCGGGAACGGCCTTCCGCCGGATAAAAGCTTTTGTGCCTCTTGAAGCCATTGAACCCACGGCACAGAAAACAGACCTGTTTCCTTAATAACCGGAGCCTGCTTAATCGGTGGATTACCCAACCTAGACATTGTTTATAAACGCCTCGTTTATTTGCGTAAATACAGGATCTGAGAATGCTACCCACCAAACCCTATCAGAAGCCATCCCGCAGCGTGTCCAACGTGCCCGGGTACGGTGGCGGCCAACCTTGCCAGTACTTACCCATCTTTCATCAGACCATGTAAACCCGCCATCGTTAGAATAACGCATCATCATTTGCGGATCTGAACCCTGACCGGATTGCAAAGCGCGTCCCGGCTCAATATCAAGTTCAAACGACCCAAAAGAAATCAGGCGTTTTTCATCCTGAATATGGGGTGAAATTCTAACCCGGATTATTTCTTCGCCGTTGTCAGAATAAATATCAAGAGATTGATTATAAATAATACCTAGCTCTCTATCTCCCACCAAATTAACATTATTGAAATACAGGTGACACGAAGCGCGATGCTGTTCATCCATATTTGTGACAGGATTACGGTATGACTTCTCATGCCACATATAATTCGTAGCAGCGTCAGAACACAGCGTAGTATCAAGACCCTTGACTTGCAGGCAATAGAATGCGTGGCCTTGCTCGTAATATGTATAAGCGTAACTTTCCACAGGATTGGATGATTCCGCTATTTTGCGCTCAATCGCTTGCGTGGAAATGCGCGTTGCTGAGTAGCCGTTGGCTCGCCAGACAATCGCACCGCCTCGATCATCCTGACCCATCCACGTCAGGGCGTTATCAAAGATAATCGCCGTATGGGGGGCCGCACATCCAGACTGAATAACCGCCCCTGGAATAGGCTCAAATGGGAAACCAGAAGATCCGGTTTCTTGGTACACTTCAACGGAAGTCAGGCCGAGCAGCCATAGATTAGAACCGTCTGATATAGCCCCTACCAGATCGTCAGGGCTAGATCCTACATTCGTGAAGTCTAATACATCCCAGCTTGTACCGTCACCGATTGCAGAAATGTAGAATTCTGCCGTACCGCCTTTGACAGCGATGAAGTAGTTATTCTGGTAGGCACCGAATACCGCAGGCATCGGAAAGCCAGCGGCAACGATTTGATTAAAAGTATTCCCGGCAAGATCGAAAATATAGCCATAAATGCCGTCAACAATAAAAATCTGCGTCCCGTTGTAATTGATTGTGCAACGTGATGTAGCGGTTAATAGTGTACCGCGAGACGTTACGACACCACCTGTATATTCATACAATGTCGAGCCAGATACCCAGAAGCTACGCCCATCGGCCTCGATACAGGCCCTAACAGGGCCACCGCCTACAGTCGCAACTTCATCCAATCCAGCCGTAATACGAAGGGCAACGACTGATTTACTCGTGCCAACTTCTGACATAATAGGGAATAGGTTAACTGACCTTTGACAATCGAATGACTTCGCATCCATTTGGTAGGTGGGGCCTACAAAACCGGGAACAATCATTATTGGCCACCGTAGATATTATAGCCCCATGTATTGCCGTTATTCGTAAAGCGTACATCCCATGCGAGATCGGCCATCATAGGTGCTTGGTTGTATTGGAGATTATTCGCCTTAACCGTGGAAAGGGTTGTGGACGCTATTTCCCTGATAGACTTAGTTGCTTCGCGCTCATAGAAAGGTGCGGCATAGATAGCAAGGTTTGACCACAGAGCGGCTTCGTAGCCGGGGGGTAAAGCTAAGGTTGTATCAAGTGTCAGGGTGTCCAGAGGCTTCATGCTGTAGATTGTCAGTGTTGTGGCGCTTGACGGGACAGGATAAAGCTGCAGCGTTAGTAACGGCACCCCGTTATTGACAAACATATCCGTTGGCACTGGGCCTTGTAATGTCGGGAATGACAAAACGGAATAGGTATTCTGTGACCAGATGTTTACAGGCGTTACGATTTGGCTGAGTGTAATCGTGGCCTGAGAAATGCCGACAGGGCGTGTCGTGTTGATATCACCACTAGGCCCCATAGTGTATGTGGAAACGCCTGCGGATAATACTTTGGTATCAACAGAACGGTTAAAGATCACCGCGCCATCGGCAGACCAGCTTGAGAGCATTTGATTTAAAAGACGCAAGGTATCGTTTGCATCCTCTGCGGTCATGTTTTCCCCAGCGCCTATGACAGAGATAGAGCTAAGGGCTTGACGGATTAAATCGCGGGTTGTGGTCATTCTTGTACCTTAGGTTTAGGGCCACGCTTCTTTGGGGCGTCTTCTGGTTCAGGCTCACCCTCAGCCTTCCAACCAGCGGCTTTCAGCTTTGGAAGCAAAGAGCTACCAGCATCAAGAAACTTTACAGCACCGTCTTTTGTCAGAGTAATCATTTTTTATCCTTGGTTAAAGAAACCCCGACCCCGTTAGGGATCGAGGTTAAGATGTTAAGAAAGCACACGAGCGGCTGGTGTTGTACCATCGAAACGTGTCACCAGAATTGTATGAGCGCCCGCAAGTGGCGTAACGCTGCCAACCGTAGGGTTTACATACTGGATAGCAATGGTATCAGCCGCAGAAGCTCTAGCGGCCCCTTGGATGACGCCTGACGTTGTACCCGGAGGGCAAACGACAACATGATCGCCTACTTTAATTCCCGGAACTGTGAAGGTTTGTTCAACAGCGGTAATCGTCAAGACCGCCGCTGGTGTTAGTGTTTGACGGATAACGGTTGTTGAAAACACGTTTCCTGCATCAATGCCTGCTGACATTTTAATCTCCTTAAATTGTGAAAGGTGATGGGGTGGCTTTTACACCACCCCAAACACTTACGCAGTAATACGGCAACCCCATTCAGGACGTGTCGCAGCAAAGCCACCCAGATAATCCAGACGCATCACCAGTTTATCTGTCAGGATCGTATAATCACGCAGTACGCGGATTGTAAAACCACCGTCAGATGTTGACTGAGAAGCCATGTCTAGACCATCAGGCATTACCAGCGGTACAGAAGCCATGCGGTAAGCAGACTTATGATAACCGAGGTTTTGCGTCAGGGTAGAGCTAGCAGCACCCACTGGAGTAATCGCAGCACCATCAACTGGGAAGGCTGTGATGTTCTGGAGTGAGCCAGAAGCAGAGGTATAGAAACCACCGCCAGCGCCCGCCAGAGTAAGCGTTGCATAACCAGAAGCATCAGCCGTTACAGACGATTGAACAACCCACTGAGCCAGATAGCCAAGGTCGGCTTTCGTGATTGGGTGAACCGCATTAACACCAGCAATGGTGAGAACCGTTCCGGCTGTGACTGTGCCCGTGTTCGCTGTCAGGGCTTCTACTACCAGAGTAACTTGGCCTTCAACCGCAACAGTTGTACGAACCTCAAACACAACATCGTTACCGTTCGTTTGAACAGGCAATAGGTTGTTAGAGAGGAAGTCAAAGCCCATACCACGACCCATACGGCCCTTAACGTACTGCTGACCGATTTCCGTTGATTGCTGGAAAAGACCTTTGTTGGCATTAACAGCAGAACGTTGAGCAGCAGGGTTGAGCAGAACATAACGATTGTCCAGATCCGGGCAGGCGTTTTCATCAATCTTCTGACCAGCAGCCAAGATTGTATCCATATCGAATACAGTCGAGCCAGCCGTACCGACAGAGTTGAATGTAGCCAGTTTAGCGCGGGCCAGATGCTCTTGCTCGATGTATTGAGCCATAGCAGAAACAGCCGGATCAAGGATACGCTTTGTCCAGTCAGCAAGTGCCAAGTCAGTGGCGATCTCAGCCGATGTCAGTTCAATCGCAACAACTTTCCGAATATCCAGAGCCATCGAAACTTTTTGTTCCGTAACAGCTTGAATAGCGGAAGTGATGTCAGCGTTTGTGCCAACTGTGAAACGTGCTGGTTTGGAAATCTGGATTGTATCGCCAGTTTCGTAACCATCACGGCCACGCCATGAAGTTGAAGGCTCCATGTCGATAGTTTTGGAGAACTGCACCTTGTCCTCCAGCATTTGGGCGGCCATTTTACTGATCGCGCCGGGTGCGTTCTTAAGGGTGTTAATAGTATTAGCCATTTGCTAACTCCGTTAGATTAACGGCCTTTTGGCATGTATTTGGCTAGCAACTCTTTCCCTGTCATTTGATCGGGTGACTTGTTGACACGAGTCGCACCAGTTAATGCGGTAGGAGGCGCAGGCAAAGCAGCCTTGGGCACAATTGTTTCACCGTCTGCGACAGCCGCTTGGGTGTTTGTTTGTACGTCAGCCAGTTTGTCGATAATCACGCCAATTTGATCTTGAATTTCCGCAGGCGACATCTTCATCATGGCAATAGCCTCTTGAGGATGCGTCCCTAAGTAATGCACGAGAGCCGGGGGATTAGGAGCATTGAGCAGTTCAGTCGCAAAAGCCTGCGTTGCCGGATGATTAGGATTAACGTGGGCAAGTAACCCGTTAACTACGTCAGTCGCTTTATCATAGTCAGGTGTGGCTTTGCGAAACTCATCTTCCTTGGCCTTAAACGATGTTTCCATCTCTTTTTGTTTAAGCTTCTGGTCAACAAGCTGATCTACATCAGGCTCTTTAGCCTTTTCCGCCTTTGCTTTTTCTTTCTGTTCTAGTTTCCAGTCAGCTAAAGCATCGGTGTAAGCTTCGTGATCTTCAAAATTATCAGGGCTTGGTTTATCTGCGAGGGGATCTGCTTTTGCTGTGGCTTTTTCAAGCTCGACAATGCGGTTTCTGGCCTCTTGCAACTGACGTTGTGATTCTCTATTCGCTGCGGTTTGGCGGGCAATCCGTTTCTCAAAAGCTCTTCGCGCTTTCTCGGCTTCGGTTGGTTCTGCCTTTGCAACTTCGCCCTCTGTACTAGCAGGGGCCTCGGTGTCTGTGTTTACTTCTGTGACCGGGTTAGAAGGTTCTTGCGCCGTGGTGGCGACTTGCGTTGCTGTTGTTACAGCACTGTCTGTGGTCATTCTAGCATAGCTCCCTGAGGAATTTCAACCGCTGGTTCCTGCGCGGAAGTTTCAGGATTCATACCCATTTGCTGGGCTTGAATTTCTTGCTCTTTGGCTGTGATTAAAGCGTCTACCGCTTGTCCCACATCCATCAAGTTATCGTGCATATCTGTAATCGCTGCGAGCATAGCGTTGGTTTGCTCAGGCGTCATGTCGCCTTGCGCCTTAAGTGTCTCAAGTTTCAGCCTATCTCGTTCTAGTTCAAGCTTTTGATTATCAATATCTCTTTGTAGGTCTAGCTTTCTCATTTCCAGGTCATTGGAGAAAGCTTGGTTGTCTTGTTTTTCTTTCAGCTTGGCATCGAGTTGCTGTAACTGTTGGCCCATTGCTTGTATTTGATCTTGAGCCTTTTTAAGTAGCGCTTGTTCTGGCTTATCCTCTTTCAATTCAGGCGGTAAGAGCATTTTAGCCCGCTCTGCAAGCTCTTGAGCGCCGTCAAAGTCAGAATTGCGGAAGTAAATATCGCCAGCGTACTTCATCATTTCCGGCATAGCGCGGAAAAGCTCAGTCATGGTCTGGGTCATTTCAATGCGCTTGGTGGCGAATGACGGGCCGATTGAAACCGAAACGTCATACTTACCAGCGTCAAGCTTGATAACCTTGTCACCCATTGGATCGGCAACCCATTTCTTGCCACGCTGGATCACAGGCTGGTTTAACGGCACCATCGAAGGCTCATTATCATCGCCTAAGATCCGGGCCGCTTGGCGGGTGGAAATGACCTTGGGAATCAGGTCCACGTTGATAATCCCGACTTGCCTGATAGAGGTTGCCAGATTATCAACAAAGTGGAAGGTTGCGTTATCGCCCTCTGACTGACGGGCCATAATTGCGCGGCCTGAGGTTTCATTCCCCGCAGCGCCTAGGCTTGCATCGAATATGCCGAGTGTGGCCTGAATACCGTCTTTCGCCATCTGTGACTGCTGCATCAGTGCGGGCGAGCCGGACGGAGGTGGTTGTCTTTGTGGAGGTGGTAATAGTTTGTCGTTCTTGTCGTATGTTTTTTTGTGGTACAGAACGGCAAAGTTCTTGACGTTGCTTTGCGAGAATTGCTCAGCCTGTGCTGGCGTTAATTGATCGTCATACGCAACCCACGGGGCTTTCGGCTGCATGGCCGTCCACTCAGTTTCAGCCGTCAACTGGATATTGTACCGCATCTGCGGATCACGGCCTTGGTAAGTCAGGCTAAATGACTTGCGTCTACCCTCAGACCATACAACCTTGCCATATACCGGAACTATCGGGATATACTTCCCAACCCATTCTGTTTTTTCCAGTATCTCTTGAGCGTTAAATTTGCACCATTTGATTGTCGTTACCGTGGATTCACGCTCCGGCAATCCCTCAGTTGGAATGCCTAGCTCTTTGCATTGTTCCGCAGTCAAGGCCCCGACAGAGGTATTGTAAAGCTTGGTTTTCTTTTCGTCTTTATAGAAATACTCAGCCACCCGGACAATATTGCTTGACCGGGAATACCAGTTTTTCTGTTCTAAGTCTGGATCGAATGACAGGGGCGCGGCATCAGGATATAGGGCTTCAAATGTATCTTTAGGCATATCAACAAAGACAAATGCTCTACGAGCGTCAGAGCCATCAAGTTTGCGGGAAGCAGAATCTAATAGGACAGAGAACGGATTTTCCACCGCTTCAATGCAAATATCCTGATCGAAACTGGCTTCATCCACGTATTTGGTATTAACCCTAATCCAGCCGATGCCGCCCCGGACTGAGTTTTCGACTGCAGTATCATAGGCGTTATTGGCATTCGATTGCTGCTCGATATTCCGGACAATACCCTTAAGGATCTTAGCCGTTTCAACGTCTGCGGTATCATCTTGAGGAGTTACGTTAATTGCGGGGCGCGTCTGGCGGATATCATTAACAACTTGGATGCAGCTTACGTCAATCCGGTTTTCTGTCAGGCAGGGGCGGCCATCAAGCATGCGCTGGTTCTTAACCACATCGGGCCATTGATCACCGAGGGAAAAGTCAATGTCGCTTTCCATGCGTAAATATTCAGGCTGCCAGTATTCCCAGTCAACCTGAAAGGCTTCTAGCGCCTCATGGAGAAGGTTATCGTCTGAATTATCGTCATCGGATGAAGTTTCGGCCAAGAAGTTCCCCTTGTGTGTCGAAATAGTAACACAAAGGAATATTTATGCAACACTAAACTAAACGGTGTAGTTTAGCCCATGTATGCGTTGTTTATGCGGAACTTGTGAACCGGGGCGGCTTGGCCAGTTTCGCCAATGCCTGCTTTGATCTTACCTGCAGCAATCGCTGCGTATCTCGCGCCATCGGCATAGTGCGATGTCCAGTCATGCCGTGGTTTACCCTTAAACACCTGTTTGTCCTCATCCCATTCATAGCCATAGTTTTCTAGGGCCTGAATACCGGACTTGCATTTTTCCTCATCAAAGCAGGAATAAGCTATCGTTTGCCGTAATAACTCTATGCCGGGTGTTATATCAGTTTCCCTCGTTAGAACCGTATTAGAAAGCCCTAGAGAGGTTAGTTGTTTTGATACGCTATCGCCCCTGATATTACCATGACCGCCATCATGGGGCAGGAAATGGCCTTCCTTGAGGTAATTGTAAGGACGGTCTTTGACGATCCTTGCATAGTGGTCTAGTTGCTCTCCAGCGTTCTCATAACATTCCAGCCAGCGCAATTCCCTGCCAACGAATTGTAGCCACCAGATGGCGGTAGAATCCCCAAAGCCTAGATCCCATGCCGTGAATACTTCGCAGGCTGGGTCATAAGGGACTTTAGTAATCCGCCTATCCTGCCTTGCAGCGTGGATTTGCTTGGCATAGACAGCACCGGAGCGCCGGGTGTCAAATTCCCCACAATAAATATGCAAATAAGCTTCATTGTCTACGGCCTTTAGCTTTTCCATTTCTTTGCGTAATGCATCAGGGAACCACGGGTTTTTATCGTAATTTACCTTAATGGCGTGCGTGTCATCGCTCGATGTCGCCACAAAACGAACATAGGTTGAATCCGTTGGATTGGTTGGATTGAACGTGATGACAAGTTGAGAACCGGGTGCGCGTAGCGTAGGGATAAGAACCTCATACGATCTATCTGAAATAGTTTGCCCCTCCTCAATCCAGATAAGGGTTAGATTTGGAATTGATTTAATTGACTGAACATTATTTCTAATGCCTTTAAATATAAACTCCGTTCCGTTCTTTCCAATAATTCTATTGGCCTGCACCTCATAGAAATTATCAAGGCCAAGATTACCGACCTCTTCTGCCAGCGTCTTGATTACAGAATCAGCAATGGAGTTTTGATATTCACGGGTGCACAGAATGAATTCTTTTTTCTTCATTCCACGAACAAGCAATCCCTTGGCAACACTTACTGACTTTCCAGAACCACGCCCGCCGTACCACACTAGATTTCTAGTTTTGTAGTGGGGGTGCGATTCATCAAACAGGCAAGCATAGTCCTCAGTGACTTTTGCGCTCAAACTTAGCCCCTTTTGATATATTATCTTTAGCCCAAAGCGGCTGCAAATTAGCCAAGCTATTAATTAAAGCTGGATTAGTAATTCCCTGATCTATAAATCTTTTTACGGGCTTCTTGTGGTCAATATGCCATTCTCCCCAATTATCCCAGCTCATACCCGGTTTAAAATTCATTTCTATGCGCTGTTTAAGTTGTTGGGATGAATATGGAACCTTCGAACTCCAACGAGGTGATAAGGCTCTTTTGTTTAAATTGCAGCAGATGCCCCTGAGTTTATATTCAACGGTATCTTTAATTCTAAGCCGTCTTTTTCTATCAGTTTCTCTATATTTTTTAGAGTTAAGTTTACGGGCTTTTCTACCGTATTCATTTCTATCTTTTAACCATTCTGGATTAGCCGAAAGCTTTTTGTAAGACCTCATGTTAATTTCTGAATGTTTTTTAGGATTGTTTTTTCGCCACATACGGGCGTATTCATTATCACACTTCCTGCACCAATCGCGCAGGCCATCTTTAGTAGATGATTTCTTGTTGAACTCTTCATTAGATTTCTCTAATAAACAATTCCTACACATCTTCATTATTTGAAGCCTTAATAATTTCTACTCTGAAAACAGCATCGGCTTTATTTCCGTCTTTGTCGAGTTGCTGCATCTCGGTTCTGGCAAGCTTAGGATGAATATATTCCGCAAAGTCCTTAAGAACCGCAAACGCCTTTTCCGGGCTGTCCTGCGCGATGATTTCCAGCCAGTTAATCATGTTAGGGGCGGCAGATTCCAGAAGGTTGTTTAAAGCCTGCTTAAATAGCGCGGTATCTTTATTAACCGTTCCCTTAACCTTTCCGTTTGGATTTCCAGATTGTCCTTTTTCAAAAGGCATAAAAATTGCATCCATTTGCTATTTGCAATAATACTACCACAACTCCCGCAGCTTAATCAATCCCATTGCTTAAACTTTAAACGTATAAAAACCGGATGTAATATTACCATGATGTTTCTTATACTCAAAAGAGGAATGATCATCCTCTGCTTTTTTATAATCTTCCGCATCTATTTCTGAAATAGGCAATCGAAACATTCTTGGAGAGCAAGAACAATAAAAACCACCTTCGTGGTGCTGATCTATTGGCCTGCAAATTATAGCTACGTTCATTCCCACTACTCTTTCCTCTTCCTCACAACAGACCAATCCATATTAGACCCTCGATAATCTGTTTTCCAGCTTCTAACCTCATAGCCAAAAGCGCATATATGAAAATACTTGGTATATTGATACTGGCCCCTTCTTATGCTTGGCGATGCAGTTATACCAAATTTCTTACAGTCTACTATTTGCACCTGTCCGAATATGGGTATTCTAAACCTGTATAGCTCTCCCGGTATCATTGTCATTGCCCCCTTAATTTTTCCGCCCATTAACTAATCCTTTAGCAAGCTTTTCTTTTTCTTCGTACATCAAATGCGCTAACGCCGGGCCTATAACCCGCTCTAATATTTCTTCGATGGGCCTGCTGCTGTCAAACTCAATATCGCCCGTCATAAGGTCGCCAGTCTTGGAGAAGATAACTATTTTCATTCCCATTGCTCCGTATGCTGATTATCGTAGTTTGTGTCTTTATTAAAATATTCAATGAATATTTGGGAGGCCCTCTTAATATCTTGATTTCTCGTATTTTGCCAGTGTCTTTCAAGGGCGCTCCACCTGTCTTGTATGATTGTGTCTGTAATAAATTCTTCACTCATTCAATCGCCCTCAGATCGTCTAGGCATTGGTTATAACCTTCTTTTATTCCATCCCCATAATTATCGTAATCTAAGAACGGGTCGGGTTTATCAACATCCCCACTCTCAATCTTATCCAGAATACGCAGGGCGCGGATAGCCTGCTCCATATATCCCGCTGGCCAGTCTGTCGGGTCAATATACTTTACAAAATAATCCAGCGCCTCTTTAGCTTTTGTCATCTCAACATCCCCGCGCATTGGTATTCTTTATTCCCATCCAGAATACACTCAGACATAAGCCTGTCATAATTTGATGGCTTTAGTGATGCATCCAACAAATACCATACCCAGTTAAGAAACAAGTAAAGCATTATTATTACGATAATTTTGTCCATAGTATCTCCTAAAAAAACGAAGGGTGGGGCAGGGCTTGAGTACCTGCTCTAGGTAACGGTATGGGCCTATTCAGACTTGACCGGACAGATACGGGGCAATTAAATCCCTAGCTCTCCTAGACTGGCCCTATGCATATACGTCCTTCCGTAATGCCCACCCAAGAAATACCTCCCGCATGGAAGGGATTGCTGGGGTGGGGTTAATTAACAATCCTTGAGTTAAATTTCGGCCTTTTGTCGCCAATATACCCAAAGGTCATAATTGTAAAATCGTAAGCCTCCCTATAACGCCTATCGTATTTATATCTTAGGTTATGAATAATACGGTTTATTGCTTTCATCATCTCCTCATCCCTCTCTCCCCGGCAAAATTAGGGGGTTAGTTGTTGTTTCGCTACCTCTAATAAAGCCTCTATCCATGCAGTATCGTAATAAGCCCTTGCGCCGTGCATGTGTAATGAATCCTCTACGTGTTTGATTATTTCTGCTAGATCTTCTTTATCCATTTACAGCCCCTTGCTTGTTGTGCATCCAAAATTCTGTAAGCGTCTGGTATATGAAATCAGCCATTTTTTGCGCCTCGCCATATTTGAAAGATTGTGTAAGATCATATTTATCTTTATATACAGTGCCGCCTGTTTCCATAGTATCTATGGTCGGGGCATTTGTTGTTATTTGTTCCCAAACAATTGCGCAGATTTCATCTGAGTTTCGGTGTTCAAAGAAGGCGATGTTGATTTGTTTTTTATGGCCCAAAGAGCGCATCGTCACCACATAGCCCTGTTCCCGGCAATTCTCCCAACGTGAAACCCTTGGACATGCTAAAAATTGAACTCTTTCGCTGTCGAAAGATCCCTCTATTCCTTCGTTGCCCCTGAGATATGCTAAAACAGCCTGAGCCTGTGAATTAGCACCGTCTGGATTAATAAATAATTCTGCCGACATTTTTACCCCTAAAACCAAACATATCCGAAACTAAAACTAGACTTTGGATTCGCCGCTAGGGTGAACCCCTGAAAAAAGGATGGCTTGCGTTCCAGCATGGCCGATTGCTCTTTATCGTTGTGTATGATGCTTGCGTGTTTCATACCCATCTTCCTTCTCTCTCCCCGGATCATCCCGGTAAAGACAATATACTAAATAACGTGGGTAATAGGGTTGCGTGTTTGGGGTTGAATTAGTAATTATATTACCATGATTTATCGCTTGCAATCCCCTCGCGGTTCCCGCATAGTGCTAAGGCATTGTGATTAAAAGACATTCTCGCACCTCACCGCAAGTGAAATGAATACGTGTGAGGAAAGTTTCTAGCCAGATCAATGCTTTAAGCGAGTTCCTCGCACCTCACCGCAAATTCTGCTCCAAACTTTCTTATATGGGATATATATATCTATATATATTATATACTTCTTTTTTAAGTATATAATGAAGTGAGGTGAAAGGGCTTTGATTTTAAAGGATAATTTCCATCGCACCTCACACGTTAACTTTTAAATATGTAAAGAAAATAACTATTTTCACCCTATTTACATCTTTTAAAAAGTTCCCTAAGATAAAAATACGACTGCAAATCGACTAAAAACAGGGAACTTATATGACTGACTTCATCACGAAGTTCATCACAAAGATGGTGAACGCTGGAATAAACCCAAAATCAACCGCAGATATAACGCCATCGGATAGATTCCGCAGGGTGTCGTGCGAATCTGATAAGCGCGGCAAAAAATCTTTGTCTTATTGGCTCAAGGTTGAATATGACTTTGCCTATGGCTATGCCAAGGATTTTAAGACCGGGGCGGAGGTCAGATTTAATAGTGCGCTTGATGATCCCGGCATGACAAGAGCCGATCTGGCGCGGGTTAAAGCGTTATTAAAAGCAAGGAAAGCTCAGGAAGATATAAAGATTGCCGAAAGGCACGAAAAGATAGCAGCAAGGGCGAAGGTTAAATGGGCGCAGGCTGCGGAATCCGGATCCACACCCTACCTTGACCGCAAGGGACTGCCGCTACTATCCGCCCGGATTTATGGCGATAGAAACGTCATGGTTCCGGTTTATGAGGCTGGAAAATCGGGAAGTCTTGACCTTGTTTCATGGCAGATGATTCGGGCTGACGGGGAAAAGGGCTTTCCATTCGGCGGCAAGCAATCTGGCTGCTTCCATATAATAGGGCAAATAGACCCTACCAAGCCTATTTTGATTTGCGAGGGATGGGCAACCGGGGCAAGCCTGCATCTGGCGCTGGAAGCGGGGATAGTGGTGGCCTTAAGTTCCGGGAACCTATTACCCGTGGCCAAATCAATACGCTCTATCTACACCGCAACCCCTATCATAATCGCCGGGGACAATGACGAATCAGGCGCGGGGCAAAAAGCTGCAGCCGCTGTTCAGAAGTCAGTGCCCGATGTTTCTATTGTAATTCCGGAAAATATAGGTAAAGATTTTAACGATCTTCCTCCAGATGCTATTAAAAAAGCTTTTGGCCGCGAAGGCGCTGGGGGGGCTGTTACGGACATAGTCCCTGAGGATGATTTGCAGTCACCCGAAGCCTCCCCCAGCGATTCTAATTGGATGGCGAATGTCATCACGGATAGCAAAAACCGTATTGTGGCAACAAGCCTTCAAAATGCCATATTGTACCTTTTATACCATCAAGACTTTGAAGGATGCTTTGCATTCGATGAATTTAAGCAGGCGGTATTAGTTAGAAAATGCCCGCCGTGGCAAGATCCGTCCACATTCAAGGTTGACCGGATTACAGACATCCAGATTACCCAAGCGGCAGCGACATTGGAAAGATATGGCCTGACATCGACTGTCGAAAAAACAGCTAAGGCAATTCAGGTTGCGGCAAATGAAAATAGGTTCCATTCCGCAAGGCAATATTTTGCCGCTTTGGAATGGGATGGGGTGCCGAGGCTAGAAACATTCTTGACCGATCATATCGGCTGTAAAGTCGAAGCTCCCGCATATCTGGCATTTGTATTCAAAAAATGGATGACGGCTGCGGTTAAACGGATAATGGAACCGGGGTGCAAATTCGATCACGTTTTGATTTTAGAGAGTCAGAAGCAGGGATTGTATAAATCTGAATTGCTTAAATGCCTTGCCACGTTTAACGGTGAAACATATCACACCGATTCCGTGTCAGCTTCGGAAATATCAAATAAAGATACGATATTAAAGATGCAGGGAAACATGATTGTTGAACTAGCGGAGTTGACAGGGTTCTCGAAACAAGATGACAACCTGATAAAAAATTGGATTACACAGACCATTGATGAGGTAAGACTTCCATACAGCCGGGAAACATCCAGATTCTTCCGGCAATTTGTATTTGCTGCCACGACAAACAATTATGATTACTTAAAAGACCCGACTGGCAACCGCCGCTATTGGCCTGTGACAATTGAGGACTGGATCAATGTGGAATTGATTGAAAAAATAAAGGGCCAGTTATGGGCAGAAGCGGTGTCACTATACAAATCCGGTCTTTATATCGGCCCGACTAAAGAAGAAAACGAATTGGCTGAAATTGAGCGTCAAAAAAGAATGCAATCTGACGCATGGGAAGAAACGATTCTGAATATCATAGCCCGGATAAACATGGATGAATTTAGAATCGGGGATATTCTGGCCAAGATGGAATTGAGAATGAACGAGAAAAACGAAAAGGCTATTAAACGGATTGCCACAATATTGAAGGCAAACGGATATTCAACCCGCTCCGCTTGGAATGCGGCTGATAAAAAATCTGTACGTCTGTGGGGTAAATACGATGCTTGATTTATTCACTGCCGCAGGCATGACTACAAATCGCCCCTATCAAGATGATGCGGTGCAAGCGGTTATAGATTACCTGAAAAAGAAGCCCGGTAATCCGATTATTTGCGCGGCAACCGGGACAGGGAAAAGCGTTATAATAGCGAGCCTGATTAAGCGGATACTGGCAGCGAATAGCCATGCTCGGATCATGGTTGCAACACACGTTGCTGAATTGCTGGAGCAGAACGCGGGGAAACTGCGCGGGATTATGCCGCAGGCTGATATAGGGTTGTATAGCGCCGGATTGGGACAAAAAGACAGCCATAATCAAATCGTATTTGCTGGCATTCAATCTATTTATAGGGCTAGTGGGCTTGGTTCATTCAATCTACTGATAGTTGACGAAGTACACACAATATCTCGCAAAGATAAAAGCATGTGGAAAAGTCTTATTGATGGACTGCTGGCACTTAATCCGAAACTCCGCATTGTGGGCCTTAGTGCCACCCCGTTCCGTATGGATTCAGGCAGTCTGACGGATGGCGAAGAAAGTTTATTCACTGACATTGTATTTGACTACGGTTTGGGCCGGGCTATTCAGGACGGCTATCTAGTCCCATTAACCGCCAAAGATACAAAAACAAAATATGATGTAAGTGGCGTTGGAAAGATTGCCGGGGAATTTAATTTAAAAGAATTAGAAGCGGCAACAAACGTGGACAGTTTGACGCAGAAAGCCGTGGCGGAAATAATCGATGCTGGGGCCAACCGTAAATCATGGCTTATATTTTGTAACGGCGTGGCGCACAGCTTCGCTGTACGGGATGAGTTTAGGCGTATGGGGATTGTCTGCGAGACAGTAACAGGCGAAACGCCAGACAATGAAAGGGCTGATATATTGGCCGGATTCAAATCCGGAACAATCAAGGCCGTAACAAATAACGCCGTTTGGACAACTGGTGTTGATGTTCCTCATGTTGATTTGATTGGTATGCTGCGGCATACAATGTCAGGCGGGCTATTGTTGCAAATGGCTGGCCGTGGAACAAGGGTTGTTATTGATGCTGGAGCCTATGAGACAAGTACACTCCGCCGCAAGGCAATAGCGGAAAGCGCAAAGCCGAATTGCCTATTCCTAGACTTTGCTGGAAACATATATCGTCATGGATTCCTCGATCAAATAAAGGCGAAGGAGAAAGGCGCTAAGGGCGATGGAGTGGCGCCGATGAAAGCCTGCCCGGATTGCTTTAGTATATGTCACGCCGCAGCCAAAAATTGCAAGGACTGTGGCTATGAGTTTCCGATGAATGAGGTATCAGTAATCGGTGATTCGTATGACGGTCAGGTTTTAGGTGGAGCGCCTGATGATAGAGAGGTGTTAGAGGTTCAATACATGGGACATAATTTAAACCATGAAACGAAAGAGCCATGTTTACGGGTAAAATATATTCATCCGGATGGACGGCAAACAAATGAATATGTTTCTATAGGACACAGCAAACCATACGTCAGACAGAAAGCGCGTAAATGGTGGAACGAAAGACATGGAGATGATATTGACGGGATGAGTGTCGAGAAAATAGTCAATTCTAGAATGTGCGATAACCTTATGATTCCATCAATGATATCGGTTAAAAAAGACGGCAAATTTGACCGGATAATTTGTCATCATAATTTACAATGGCCGAAGGCTGGCATGGTTCATAGTATTGTCTATGAACCTCAAAACTTTGCACCCAAAACGGATGAAGATGATTTTGAGATTCCTTTTTGATCTATGCCAAAAATTTCGTGCATGATTTGACCTAATTGATATAGGCCATCCTCTACATTATCCGCGTAAATCACACTGGTTTTAAATCCGTGGCTTTCCGCCTTGGATATAAAATCAATTTGCTGCGGTGACAACTTACCCATGTTTTTCTTTAATTCTATAAAATGGAATATACCGCCACCTAATATACACAAGTCAGGAACCCCGGCTAACATCCCCATAAGTTTAAACTTACCCGCCTCCCGCTTGTCCCTACTGCCCCCATTCGGACAATGAAAAAGCATAAATCCCCCGGTCTCCGCCTGCAACTTTTTGAGAAAAGATACAAGATAAATTTGTATATATTCTTCTGAATTTTTTTGCATTATCTCTTGCTTACTTCCATGTTTTGTTTTAGTTTTGTTTTAGCGCATATAGGGCGGCGCTAGAAATTGCCCTTATTTTACCAAAGGAGGCCAGCAATGGCAACTAAACTAAAAGCGGTTGATCCTAAAACCGCAGAGCCGAGCAAACCGAAAGTT